AGGTTGGCTCTTAAAGAATAATTAAGGAGATACATGGCTGCTTATAAAGATCTAGTAGGGCAGAAGATTACGAAAGTAACTTCAAACCCTGGTGAACCTAAAACAGGACAGATGTGGTATAACTCCACTAATGGTAAGCTTAGAGGTATAGGTATTCTTGAAGCTTGGTCTAGTGCTTCTAGTTTAAGTAAAGGAAGAGGTGGTAACTCTGGAAAAAACATGGGGACCCAAACAGCTGGCATAGTTGCTGGTGGACAAACAGCGGGTTTACCTACTGTTGTAACTGATACAGAAGAATATAATGGAACAGGTTGGGCAAATGGTGGAGCTTTAGGAACTGCTAGAGGTAATCAAGGAGGAGCTGGTACACAAACTGCAGCTTTAATAGTTTCTGGAAGCGTAAGCGGACCTCCAATCGCAGGATCTTTAAATGCAAACGTTGAAGAGTATAATGGAACTTCTTGGTCAGAACAAAATAATATCCCAACAGCAAGAGCAGATCATATGGCTTTTGGTCCTCAAACTGCAGCTTTAGCTTCAGGTGGAATTATAGGAACTGCTACTATTACAAATACTTCTGCAGAATATGATGGAACTAATTGGACCACTGGTGGAAATATGGGGACATCAAGAGAATATCATTCAGGAGCAGGAACAGTATCAGCAGGTCTAGTTACTGGTGGAGTTCCTCCAATTACTGCAAATGTTGAAGAATATGATGGAACATCTTTTTCAGAAGTTAATAATTTACCAGCGGCAAGACAATCACATCAGATGTCAGGTATTCAAACAGCATCAATGGTAATATCTGGATATATACCTCCAGCATATACAACAAGTTGTTTATTCTATGATGGTACAAATTTTAGCACAGCACCTAGCGTAGCAACAGCTAGATCAAATGCAGCTGGAGCTGGAGGAACACCTAGCGCAACTTTATTTTCAGGTGGAGTTCCTCAATCAGGAGGTTACTTTGGAACAACAGAAGAATTTAACAAATCAACAAATACAATAACCTCTGCAGCATGGGCTAGTGGTGGGAATTTAGGAACAGCCAGATCTAGATTAGAAACAGTAGGAACTCAAAATGAAGCTTTAGCTTTTGGCGGAGCTACATCACCAACTTCAACCAATAGCGCAGATAGTGAAGAATATAATGGAACATCTTGGACTGAAGGAAATAATTTAAATACAGCAAGAAGACTTTTAGGAGGTGCTGGCACACAAACTGCTGGCTTAGGCTTTGCTGGACTTTCTCCAGGGCCAACCACTGTTGCAAGCACAGAAGAATATGGTGGCACATCTTGGACAAATGGAAATAATATGGGAACTGCTAGGTATGGTTTAGCAGGTGCAGGAACTCAAACAGCTGGCCTAGGATTTGGTGGATATCAACCTCCTGGATCACCACCAAATGGAAATAGTGTTTCCACAGAAGAATATGATGGAACTAATTGGACATCAGGTGGAAATTTAAGTACAGGTCTTTATTTAATATCAGGAACTGGAACTCAAACAGCTGCACTTGGTTTTGGAGGAAATTTAGGAGCAACAACCGAAGAATACAATGGAACATCTTGGACTAGTAGTGGAACATTAAATACACCTAGAAGTAGGGCAGGAGCAGCAGGAACACAAACTGCAGCAGCAGGTTTTGGTGGAGCAACATATAACCCTCCTTCATCAGAAGTGTCTACTACAGTAACTGAACATTATGATGGAAGTAGTTGGGTAACATCTGCAAGTATGTCTACAGCAAGACTAATGACATCAGGTTGTGGAACACAACCCGCTGGTTTGTGTGTTGGAGGTGCTCCTAGTTCTCCCTCTTCTTCAAATGCAACAGAAGAATTTACACCAGAGTCAACAGCTGCTAACATAACAGATTTTACAACAAGTTAATTATGAGTACATATAGAAAAATACACGGACGATCAATTCAAGCAGTAACAACTGATCCAACAGAATCAGTTGCTGAAGGTCAAGT